ACATCTGTTATCTGTAGCAGATTGTAGCCACTACGATACCTCTCTACTATTCCTGCCAGTAACCCACACAGGAATCCACCTAAAAATGTACCTAACCGATTTATCTTGTATAGATCCTTCTGTTCTTACCATTAACTCTTCTGACTACTGACTCCAGCTGCAGCATAGAGCAGATCTGTCTGCTGAAGACAGTCTTACCAATAGCATTCAGTCCATTCTCCTGGCAGAAGACAGAGTACCTTCTGTACACATCTCCTGTAGGCTCACCGATAATATCCACTTCCACATCAGTATCCTTGAGGAATGCCAGGATAGGATTATTCTCTTCCTCATACTCCTGCATCCTCTGCTGTACTACTTTGGCCTGAGTGAATCCATGCGACTCATCCAGCACACGCTTGAGACCTTCTATCCCTATCCTAATCATGTACTGCACCGGCTCCTTCTCCACCAGCTTATACTTCAGGAAGGGATCATAGTCCTTCTGATTCTTATCAAAGACTGCATTAAATGGAATGATGATCAGTCTGTCCAGGACAGCATTACCTCTGTCTCTCATCCTTGGTATCTCATTGGCACTGAAGAGCAGCTTGACATATGGATCAAAGTCAAAAGGATCCTGTCCTTTACGCTCAGCCTTGATCCTGTTGCCGGCCACTACCTTCTTGAACATGGCCACCTGAGATCCCATGAGGAAGTCATCACCGATATCATCACCGATGTTGGCCAACTTGCCAAACATCATAGCAGTACTGAATCTGTCACCAACTTCCTTCAGATCTAAGCTGCTGACATTGCTTTCACCAAGGATAGCCTTGATGCAGTCCAGGTATGTAGACTTACCACCACGCTTACCACCGGTCAGGATGAATGCCTTCCTCAGCTCATTCCTCCGGAAGAAGCAGTAGCCTATGCACTCTTCCAGCAGTGCTCTTACATCCGGATCCTGGCATGCTATCCTGTCCAGCATCTTGTCAGCTGTCTCATCATAAGCAGCAGGATCATAATTCCAAGGGATCCTGTTAGTGACATACAGCTTAGGATCAAATGGCAGGAGCTGGCCAGTAGTGATATCCAGTATTCCATTATTGAAGGCTATGTATCTGGCCGGTGCCATGCTGACCTTCTCTGCGATCAGCAGCATATACTCCAGCACTTCCTTCCTCTGAGTTTTCCTGAGAGAAGGGATCTCTTCTATCATGGTCTTCTCTATGTCATAGTAGCCGGGCACATAGACTCCATCCTGATAGATGTGCAGCTGATTGGAGATGGTCACCACATGATGCTCCTGTACCAGCCACTTGGCAAACTCATCAAAGAGAAAAGTCTTGCCATTGAAGAAGACCGGCTTCTCAAAGGATTCATCCCGGAGGATTACATCCAGCTCACCATCCGGAAGAGGATCAGCAAGGATGTAGTCATTGCTCTGCTTCAGGATCCTGGTGATGGTATCCTGGCTGAAGTGATAAGCTGCCTGTAGTCTCTGGATGTATCTGAAGATCTCCTGATTCCTGCCTTCACCATCTGCCATCTTCCAGAGTGATACTGATGTGTTCACCGGCAGCAGTTCATCCGGTACCTCCTGATAATCCTCTTCATCATAGATGTCATAGTCAGGAGGATACCTGCAGTCACCATGAACCTTCAAAGGAATGTAGGTACTTCCTGAATGCAGATCTGCCACCAGTCCTACTGCCAGCTTCTTATCAGCTCCATTCTTCAGATACCTCTTGGTGCATCTCCAGTAAGTATGTCCACCTTTTGGAGAAGGAAGAGCTAAGCACTTCCACTCATTGTCCTCAGCCATCTGCAGGAATGCGTCATACATGTCCTTATCATCAAAGCTGATATCAATGATGCCAGGCTGCAGGATCCCACCAAAGCAGTCACAGTCCTGCACCTCTTCAAAGTCTGCTATATGGTCCCTGCCTTTAACTCTCTCCACTGGTCTCTTGCCAGATCCGGAAGATTTTCCCTTAACATAGGTCTTAAATATTTTTTTGTTTCCAGTCCATTCTCCCACACCTAACACCTGCCATCTAACTGCAGAAGAATCTGCTTATTCTTCTTGAGCTGCTTCAGATCTCTCATCTGTTGATCAAAAGCCTTCTTGACCTGAGTGCACTCCGATTTCCTGGTCTTCAGCTTCTCTCTGTATTCCTTCAGCTCATCACCTCTGAAGGGAAGACCATTGGCCTTCTTCTTATCGGTGACTTCTTCTTGCATCTCAGATACTCTGGTCTTCAGATCTACATACTCATTGGCCAGTCTCCTGGCAGCATCCTCCATGACAGGGATCCTATTATTTATATTGCTGATGATCTCATCCACAAAGCCGGAAGGACCATCAAACGATATCAGGAAGAATTGTCTGTACAGCTTTCTTACTCTTGCTTGTGAAGTAGGGAAGAAGGCATCTATATTCAGTTCAAGTTTTCCATTCTCATAAGTTACTATCATGTCTGTACCTCTATTCCAAAATCACTCAGTCTCTTCCTGGCATAGTCTATGTACCACTGCCGGTCCAGCTTCTCAGGACATTTCATGTCAGTGATGTCATCATTTACAATGAAGCACTTGTCCGGAGTCTTACCAAACTTAGCTTCCTGGTAAGTACCATCACCAAGAGTCCTGCACTTCAGGAGCCTGCCATCAAGAGGATCCTTACTGGCAAAGACTCTGTAAGCTTTATTCATGGACCGCTCTCTGCCATCATAGACCAGCTTCTTTCCGGCCTTCTTACCTTGCTTGTTATACTTCTGCTCCAGGTGCGAAGGTCCATGCTCATGCTCTACATACTCATAAGCATCTGACAGCTTAGCTATGCTCTGGAAGTCAACGAGATCTTCCGCTTCATTGATGGTCTGCTCCACCGGGATCTTATGCACCATGTAATTGACCAGGGCCTTATTGAGTATGGCCAGATTGTAGTCAATAGGTGACAGCTCTTTCAGATAGTCTCCTTTACGCTCCACACCACCATCAATGTCTACCCACAGATAGTTATTCACATCCTTCTGGTAGATCTCTCCGATGATGTCCAGTGCCAGTGAAATGTTACACAGCTCAGTGCTGCATCTCTCTTCCCATTCCCAGCAGATATCATCTACCTGATCAAAGGCTTCATCTGTGTCCGGGATCCGGATGATCAGACCATCAGTATTGGACTGGATCAGCTCAAAACCTTCCACTACTTCCAGATGCTCAATGAGATCCAGCAGCATCAGCTGACCATTGATGCACATGATATTGTTATTCCTGGCATCAAAGGCAGGATTAGTCTTATCCTTCATGGCTCCGGACAGAGCATTCAGCAGCTTCTTATAAGGTGCCTGCTCCTTCTTTTTACCGGCTCTCTTCAACTCCATCCTGGTATCATAGACCTGCTTATAGTTATCATTCTGGGCTGACCTTGTTACCAGCTTGTGAGCTATCAGCATGGAAGGATAGTAGGATCCCACATCTACATGAAGGATGTATCCTGTCATATGTACCGGATGATCTATGGCTCCATGCAGTCCACCAAAGCCAAACTTATGAGGAATGCCGGCCACATTAGTGACCAGCTCCTGAGAGTAGAATGCCTTTCTCTTGATTTCAAAGCTCTTACTCCTTGGATCCGGAGCAGTCTTTTTCAGATCCTGAAACCAGTCCTTGACATATCTGTACTTTCTCAGCTTCAGACAGGGAAGGAAGTAGTAGTCAAACTCATCACCAAGATCCTGCTTCCTGCAGTTAAGGACCTTAGCTGTGATCCTGGCTTCTGTGTCACCCACACAGGAGAGATCCAGGCCAAAGGCATCCACTATACCCATCTGTGCCTCAAACTCTGCTATACGATGCAGGAAGACCTCAATGGTCTCTTCCACATCATGCCGACAGTAGAAGATGGTCTGCTCAATCTCTTCCTTGGTGAGCTTCCGGTCAATGTTGAATGGTACAGATGTCTCCTTGATATTATGGCCCATGAATCCTTCCATGGTCTTCAGTCCTATAGGTGGATTAGGCATGACATCATAGTTATTGATCTTAATCTCCCTGAGAAGGGAAGAGAATAACCATGGCTCATTCTTCTGTACAATGATCCAGTCATTCATTTTCTTAGGATCCAGTCCACACAGGATAGCCTTCAGGATCCATCTGTCATAATGCCTGCTGTTGAATCCAGTCCAGATATCATACTGATGCTCATCATAGAAGTGCTGCAGCTTGTCCTGATCATTGACTATGACAGTCTCAATGTCCTGCTCTGAAGTGATGTCTCTGAGCACCACCAGCCAGTCATATCTGAATACTTCAAAATCATAGAAAATCATGCGTTCACCTCAATAATGATGAGATCACAGCACCAGCACTCACTGATGCTGTGACCATTCATAGATTTTTATCTGTCATATACTCCAGTGATTTCATAAGTCATATTCTTATAAGGCTGACCCTTGCTGTTGGTCTTCTTGGATACTGTGATGTCATATTCCAGATCCCATGCCATAGACTCAAACTCTTCAGCCAGATCATTGATGAAGTCTTCTGCAGCATCTGCACCATGACTAAGGATGACAGCTATCTTGGCAGCAGTCAGCTCTTCATCATCCAGCATGTCAGCCAGGAGAATAGCAGTGACATTGATACCATGAGAGAAGTGATCATCAAAGCTGCCATTGTAGAAGATCCTGCTATGCTTGAATTCACCATCAGTGATCTCGAACCACAGCACCACCTGCTTATCTCCCCATGATGTCTCACCAATTTCCAGCTTATCCACGATGACCGGATAGTTACCTGCAGGTACTTCCTTGTAGCTACCTCTGTTATTCTTCTGCTCTTCCATGGCCTTCTGGATCTTCTTCTCTTCTCTTGCGGATACCTTGCTTCCGTACTTTTCACTCAGCTTACTCATTGATTAATTCCTCCTTTTTCTAACTCTTCTTGTTACAGGCTTATGCTCCGGCTCCTGTTTCTGAGCTATGGCAGTGCAGCCTTTTTTCCATTCCTCTTCAGTGATTGTTTCCGCTCCTTCCGGGATCTCATCGCCTTTGTGCAGCTTCACATAGTTGCCAAGTCCTTCACCTGGAATGTGGAAGTATGCATCATCCTCCTGGACCTTACCATCTTCTTCATCATCTTCCATGGTAGGCAGGCCGGTCTCCGGATCATAAGGACCACCAAAGACCTCACCAATGTGCTCTTCCAGTTCCTCTTCAGACAGCTCCTTCTCTGTGGTGAATGGTACTTCCTCATCCACACCTTCAGGAACGTTCATGAAGTTTTCATCCTTCTTTTTCTTTCTGGTCCTTGGCTTCCTCTCCACAGGAGCTTCTTCCTCTTCCTGCTTATCCAGTTCTTCATCCGGATCCTCTTCATACTCATCCGGATCTGTGACATCACCGGAGTCATCCAGTAGGAATAATCCTTCCAGTGCTCTCTTCCTGGCATATGTTGATGCTGCACCTGTCAGCTGAGAATCATCAGACTTTTTCCTCTCCAGCTGCTCCCTGGCATACCCTGACGCCCCAATGCTACCACTACCATCAATCTCTTCCAGGAGTGCCGTGGCCTTGACATAGACTCTGCCACCAACTTCCACAACCTCATCATTGAGAGTGAGGAT